GAACAATATAACTTTCAGGCAAAAATAAATTATCATCAGCAGTAGAATGATGATAATACGTGTCGTTAGTTATAATTGTTCAATTGGATGAGATGAAGGAATATGATCCTGATTTATATCGTGTAGCTCGTCTAGGACGGTTCGGCATTAATGGTGTGAAGGTGTTACCACAATTCGAAGTAAAAGCACATGCTGAAATCATGGAGTTTATTAATAGTAAGCAACCTTTTTTGACGTTTAGAGCCGGTATGGACTTTGGTTTTGAAGAATCTTATAACGCGCTCATTCGAGTGGCTATTGATAAGCAACATAAGCATCTATACATCTACTACGAATACTACAAAAATAAAATGACCGATGATAAAACGGCCATAGAAATCTCTGAATTTAAAGAAACGAAAGAACGTATTCGAGCGGATAGTGCTGAACCTAAAACGATTGAGTTTTTTAGCCAACAAGGGTTTAACATGGTTGCTGCTCAAAAGTTCCAAGGTTCGCGGTTACAGTATACGAAAAAGATAAAACGATTTAAAAAAATATTCTGCTCAGATCGATGTGAAAATACAATCTTTGAATTACAAACATTAACTTATAAGAAAAATAAGAACGATGAAGTAATACCTGATGAGTTTAGTATTGACCCACATACATTAAGTGCTATTTGGTATGCACTTGATGATTATGAGGTAAGTGATTTAAAAGACAAGGTCGGGATATACCAACGTTTATTAGGAAGGTAGGTGAGAATATGAAATCACTAGACAGAGCAAAGGAAATGCGTAATGACTTTATGCAAGGTAATGGCAAAGCGAACTCGAAAGACAAATTAACCAGACAGGTTGCTGGCATCGGTCGTAAGCTAACCCATGATGAAATCACAAACTTATACGGAGACAGCCGCATTGTGCAAAACATCATTGATATTCCAGCGGAGGACATGACACGTAATTGGTTTACACTCCGTATGAAAGATGAAAAATTAGCGCGAAACATCATGAGTAAATTAGCAGATTTAAAAGCTAAGAAGGCATTCAAAGAAATGTTTACCTATGACCGTCTCCGAGGAGATGGTTTTATTTCGTTAGGGGTTACACAGGGTACTGATTTCAAGTTAAGTGATGAACTCCCTTTAGATACGTTATATAAAGTGGATTACCTGCATGCATTCAGTTCAATGAAGGTTAATGAGTTTCTTATCAACGAAGATGTATTTGATATTAAATACGGTCAGTTGGAGCAATTACGAATTAATCGCGCATCTAGCCATGGTACTCAGACTCAGATATCAGAAGAGTCCGTTCATATCTCTCGTTTGCTCCACAGCCAAACAAGGCGCATGGAAGGGGAAGCACAAGGGCGGTCACTCTTAGAGCCGTTATATGACATTCTGACGGTTTTTGACACGTCTGTATGGTCAGTTGGTCAAATCCTTCACGATTTTACTTTTAAAGTCTACAAATCGAAGGATATTGATAATCTAACAGATAAAGATAAGCAGCAATTGTCTATGATTATGGACTATATGTTTAGAACAGAAGCGCTTGCCATGATTTCTAATGATGAGGAACTGACAAAAGAAACATCTTCAATCGGCGGTATCAACTATCTTTTGGACTTTGTTTGGGATTTATTAGCCGGTGCTGCACGTATGCCGAAAACGGTGATTAAAGGTCAAGAGTCAGGTACTATCGCTGGTGCGCAGTATGATGTGATGAACTATTATTCTCGCATTGTGGCCGACCAAGAAAACGAAATGAAGCCTCACTTAGAAAAGCTTATTCGTATGTTGTTAATGGCTGAAAAAGAGCTTGGTGGACGTATTGACCCTGAATCATTAGAGTGGGAGATTCAATTCAATCCTTTATGGAACGTGGATGCTAAAACAGATGCAGAAATACGTAAGTTAGTTGCTGAAACAGATCAGATATATTTACTCAATAATATTGTTACTGCTGATGAACTACGAGAGGCTCGTTTTGGTCAATTTGGATTGTCTGACACTCTTAAGTTTAGCGGTGATGAAGCATACTTGAAAGAATTAGCAGAAAAAGTGTATAAAGGTAGGCTTGGTGCTAATGGCTAAGAAAGTACCCATTACACGGTTTCCAGATGCTGCAACAGTCAGTTATAGTCTGGCAATCGAAAAGATGATTAATTCGCTTGGCGCAGAAACGATAAAGCTATTTGATAAGCATGTTGCACCTCAATTAACAACGAGGCAGGACGCTGATTATATAGAGGATGGCATTTTTGATGGAATTAAGAAGATGTTTGATGCAGTGAAAAGCAAGGCAAGTGTGATATTCGCCACTATAAAAAGCGAGCGTGCTGCATCTTCATTCGTAAACAACATCAATCGTTTCAACAGGCACAACATTGAGCAGCAGATGAAGGTTAAGGGCATTACTCTAGTAGCCAATGAACCTTGGTTAAAGGATTTCCTATACTCGAAGGTCAATGACAATGTTGGTTATATCAAAACAATCCATGAGGACTATTTTGAGCGCATTGAGAACATCGTTAATGATGGTGTAAAAAGTGGAGTATCCATTAAACAGATGCGTGAGCAACTCATGGAAGAAGTCGATATTTCTAGAAACAAGGCGCAGTTTATTGCAGTTGACCAAGCTGGTTCTATCTTAGGACAAATGACAGCTCAACGTCATCAAAATATAGGCATTGAAAAGTTTGAATGGTATGATGCGGCAGATGAACGTGTTCGAGATACACATAGAAGGCTTAGTGGAAAGGTATTTTCTTATGATGAACCACCAGAAGTGAATGGTAGAAAGGTTTTACCTGGCGAGGATTATCGATGTAGATGTGTAGCGATACCCGTTTTTGATGACGATGAAGATTAGGAAGGAGGTGAAAACTTGAAATTACAACGGTATGACACATCTTACATTAAAGACTACAGAGAAACACCAGAAGGCTATCTTACGGTTAATGTACCGATTACGCGCCCTGGTGTTTTTCCGTATCAACGACAAGATGGAACAGTACAAATGGAGGCAAAGCTACCAGAAGAAATCTTTAGTGACCGCACTATTTATTCAGCACGTTCTAAGCCTGTAACTGACGGCCATCCTAATGAGCCAGTAACAATTGATAATTATCAAACCTATGCGAAAGGTATGAGTCATACAGATTCACGTGTGGAGGACTTCAAACTTTATATTTCACTGACCGTAACGGATAAAGCACTCATTGAAAAAATTCATGAGGGATATAACGAAATCAGCATTGGCTTCTTATCAGATGTAGTTGCTGAAAGTGGAACGTATAATGGCGATCAGTATGAGTACGCACAGCGTAATGTCGAAATAAATCACATTGCAATCGTAGAAAAAGGCCGGGCAGGTCCAGAAGTTGCTATTCGTGCTGATTCAGACGCATGGCAAATTGATGAAAAGGGAGGAAACACCAAAATGGTAAAAATCAAAATTGAGGGTACAGATTACGAGGTAGACCCAGCGGTAAAAGCACATATCGATGCTTTGAAAGCTCAAAAAGAAACAGCGAAGGTCAAAGGTGATAGCGCTGATGCATTGCAAGGGCGACTTGATGCTTTAGATTTAACAATCCAAGCAAAGGACCAAGAAATTGCTAGTCTAAAGGAAAAAGTGCTTTCTGCTGATGAATTAGATAAGCAGGTAGAAGTGCGTGTGAAGCTGATTGATGCATCTAAATCGCTGTTAGGTGATTCATTTGACTTCACTGGTAAAACAGATCGCGAAATTAAAGAGGCGGTTATCTCTACAACTAAACAGGATTTTAAAGGCGATGGTAAATCTGACGATTATATCAACGCCTTTTTTGATGCAACAGTGGAGCAAGTGCAGTCTAACGGCTTCTCAAGCACAGGGGCAAATAGTGCTTACACAGGTGATGCTGGTGGAAACAAAGATTTAGATGAATTGAAAAATCAACGCTTAAACATGCGTAAATAAGGGGGAATTCACATGCCTATTACAAACTATCCGGATTACATGCAACCAGCGGGCAAAGCTGGTCAATTATCAAGCTACCAAGACTATACAGCGGACACATATGCAGTAGAAGCAAAGGTTCCTTTTGGTGCAGCAGTACAACTAAATGGAACAGGAACAGCGATTAAGCCAATCTCAACAGGCGGCACAGTTATCGGTATTGCTTTAGCTCAAAACATTCATGATTATGTTGAGAAAAAAGACGACCAGAACTATCCGGTAGGTGAACCTGCAGCAATCGTTAAACGAGGTCGTATCTTCGTAGTTGCCGGAGGCGATGTCATTAACGGCCAAGCTGTCAAAGTAGATACTACGACACAAAAG